AAGATGGGGGGGAACATAACACCAAATAATAAACTACCAAAAGCAACTGTGGTAAACATCAATATTAATGCAGTTGATGCCCAGGGCATCGATGAATTATTGACTCAAAGAAAAGGGTTTATTGTTGGGTTGATAAATCAAAGTTTAAACCGTCAAACAAGGCAAGCAATTTAAATGTCCGGAGCATTACCCACATCACCAGCATTCAGTGAATTGAATGTCCAATCTATTCAATCAACCATTGTTTCAAGGGCAATTTCTGGAAGAAGACAGGCAAGGCAGATAGGGGGTCAATACTGGAAACTGATTGCAACATATCCCCCAATGACCAGGGCAGACTTTGCACCTATCTGGGCTTTTATAATCAAACAGAGGGGGGCATTCGATACCTTCACAGTTACCCCCCCAGTGGTGGGAACTGGTCAAGGTCCAGGAGGAGGAACCCCCCTGGTCAATGGAGCAAGTCAAACAGGCAGAACAGTTGTGACAGATGGATGGCCTACAGGAGCAACATTGACAGTTTTGAAAGCAGGGGATTTCGTGAAGTTTGCCAATCATACCAAGGTTTACATGTTAACTGCAGATTTGGTTTGTGATACTAATGGGGATGCAACAATGGCAATTGAACCAGCATTAATCACATCCCCTGCCACTGATTCTGCCATCACTTACTCTTCAGTCCCTTTCACCTGTTATGTGGACCAGGGAAACACTATTGAATATAACACTGATGCAACAGGTTTTTTTCAATATGAAGTAGAATTCTGTGAAGCTTTCTGATGGAAAAATTAGGATCGATCCCAATGAAATCAAGGAGTTATGAAGAAAAGAAAGATGATGAAGAAATCCCTTTCTGTTCTGATTGTCATTCTTATCCCTGTGCTTGTGATGATAATATTTAAAGGATTAAAATGAGCAGGGGACTATCAACAGCAATCAAAAATGTTTTGTCCAGTAATAAATTCAATCTGGCAGTTCTGGTCAAGTTTGAATTCAATACCACTTATTACTACAACAATTCATATAAGACCATAACTTATGATTCTAATAACTACATTTCTGGAGGAATCATTTTGGATCTGGCAGACATCAAAGAAGATGCATCAATTAATACTGGGCAGATTAATCTGACCCTTTCCAATGCATCCACCACCATCCTGACTGATCTTTTGACGTATGGTCATATTGATAAAGCAATAACAGTATTTTTTGCTTTATTGAATGATGATTCAACTGTAGTAGATTCCCCCTTTGAAGTATTTGCAGGATCAATCAATGGGATGAAGATTTCAGAATCTGCAAAGGAATCCAAACTACTTTTGAATGTCAGCAACCACTGGGCACAATTAAATCAGTGGGCTGGAAGAACCCTGACCGATTCATCACAACAAAGGTTTTTCAATGGAGATTTATCTTTTGATTTTGTTCCACAGGTTGGCAAGGAAATCATCTGGGGTACTGCCCCAGATTATGATTCCAGGACCAATCAAGGGACTTTACCCCCAGGTGTTCTGGCAAGATGAAACCAAAACAATTTTTGACTGAAGAAGAATGCAGATTAATTCAACCAGCATTGAATCGTGAAGGATGTTTTTCTGTGGATGATATTCAGGAAAGATTGCACTGGAAACAAGCCCAGGCATGGACTTCTGGGGATTCTGTGGCAGTGACTGAAGTATTCAACCATCCTTTGCAAAGGGTCTTGAATTTATGGTTGATTGGGGGTGATTTGGGAACAATTCTGAACCATGAAAATGATGTCATGGAATGGGCCAAAAAGGTGGGTTGTCAATCTGCACAG